AGAGCACAATTAGTAACTGCTGATTTAGTTCTTATAGGAGAATTTAAAAAGTTACTAGAACCTTCCAGAAATAAATGTAAAGAAGATCCTTCTGGATTATCCCATCTTAGAGCTGATAGAGAATTTACATACATATATCTCGCGATTGATTGGAAAAGTCCTTATTCAGGATATTCCAATCAAGAGCGGCATGAAGCAGCTTTAAAAGATGGAGAAATTACAGAAGCAGAATGGGAGGATCCTGATTTTCGAGCGGCATGTAGAAAGTATGTTGCTTTATAGGATTCTAATAGATATGTAAGATTGTTATAGTCAGCATAGGAAGTAACTGATAAAATTATTGATTATTTCCATAATGTTGATTTATAGGAGCAAGATGAACAAGGAAAATATTTGGTTAAAGTAAAAGATGTTCAAGCGGCAATGAAAGAAGCTGCAGCACAGATTGAAACTCTTAAACAAATTGAATCTCTTGTTAAGAAAGAAATTGCTGAACAATCTACTATTAGAGCTGGAGCTACTGAAGGATTTATACCTGATCTTTGATGGAAGAAAAAAAGAAACGTGGAAGGCCACGAAAAACTATAGAAGTCCCATAGGAAATTCAAGAATTAATTGAAGATGTTCAAGAGAAAAGATAGTAGCTCCAAGAAGAAATAAAAGTAGAAACAAAAGTTGAACATAAGAAAGGAACATGGGATGTCAAATTAGAAGATCCTATTGAATACTTTGACAAAAGGTTATCTTATGAAATAACAGGCTATAGACCTATAACAGAAACTGAAGGATTAGATTTTGATCCTTCATGGTTTACAGAAGCTAGAGATGAAAAAATAAAAACTGGACATTATACATCTTATTATTTTGGTTCTAAATCTTATAGAGATTTTTGGAATGAAGAATATAGAAGATGTAGAGATGGAATGACAGTTAATGGATACACAGTTCCAGGAACATATTATTACTTCTTAAACTATTATCAATTACCTCAAACTGAAGTTACTAAATTAGGTACTAGTAGAGAAGATATATTTCCAGAATTTTATTCTGCACAATATGAGTTCTTTCATTACTTTGAATTATGTAAAGTTTTAAAAAAGGATTGTGGATTGTTTAAAGCTCGTGGAGTAGGATTCTCAGAAATTAATGCTGCAATATGTAATTAGATTTATAACTGTTATCCTAATTCAGTATGTATGTTAACAGCAAATGCACAGAACTATATTGATAAATCTCTAGATAAAATCTGGGGAGGAATGACATTTGCTAATGATAATACAGATGGAGGTTTCTTTAAATTAAGATAGGTACTTGATAAGTAGATGGCTAAAAAAGCATCTTATTATAAAGTAGTTAATGGTCAGAAAGTTGAAGATGGTTGGGGAAGTTTAATTGAAGCAATAGTAGCTGATAATGATAGAAAGATTCGTGGTGATCGTGTTGATTTATTATTATATGAAGAGGCAGGATCTAATCCAGTATTAAGATAGTCTTATATTAAAGGAAATGCTTTGGTAGAAATTGGTGGTAATAGATTTGGTATAAGAATGGTTGGTGGAACAGGTGGTGATATTGCAGGACTCGAAGGATTGGAAGATATATTCTTTAATCCAGAAGCTTATAATGTTTTACCTTTTCTTAATAATTATACTGAAGATGGTAGTTGGGTAAAAACTGCATATTACATTCCTGCTAATATAGCCTTTTATAGAGAAGGATATGTAGACAAACGAGGAGTTTGTAATATTAAAAAAGCTACCGAATATTACATGTAGGAAAGAGCTAAATTAGAAGCTACCCCTAAAGCATTGATAGATTACAAAGCTGAATATTGCTTATATCCTTCAGAAGCTTTTGCTTTGGAAGGACAAAATAACTTTAATAAAGTAAAATTAGTTGAACAAATATCTGCTATTAAATTTAAAAAGAGGAACGTTCCAGAAATTGAAAGAGGATATTTTAAATTCCTGTATTCGGACCCTAATCACAAAAGAGAATCGATAAAGGGAGTTTAGTTTATTCCTAAAAGTGATGGTCCAGTTTATATACTTCAGCATCCTTTATGGGAGATTGCAACTGGAAATGATTTTGAACCAGATGAATCTGAAGAAGAATATAAAACAAGAAAAGATATTGAAGGAAGTGTATCTTTCAATAAAATGAATAACTTATATGTAGCTGGATTGGACGGAATTGATTTAGGACAACAAGATACTTCTCTTGAAACAAAGAATCCTTCTAAGTTCTGCACTGTTATTAAAAGAAGATTACATGGAATGAAAAATCCAATGTATGTTGCATATTATTTAGATAGACCTTAGAGAATTGAAGAAGCTTATGAATAGTCTATAGCTTTGATGTATTACTATAATGCTATAGGAAACCTTGAAGCATCTAAAGTAGGAATACTTGGATGGGCTAAAAGAGAGAAGTGGATGCAATATTTTATGAGAAGGCCTAGAGTTTGTTCTGGCGATCCGACTAAAAAAAGAAGTTCATCTTCTCCTTATGGTACAACAACTTCTACTGCAATGATTGACCACGGTTTACAATTAGTAGCTTCATATATTGAAGACTATTGGGAGGAAATGTGGTTTATAGATATGTTAGAATAGCTTTTAAAATATTCTGACGAGAAAAAAGGAAAATTCGATATAGTAGCAGCTTTACAAATGGCAGAAATTGCTGATGAAGAATTATCTGAAGTAATTCCTGTTGCTGTCAAATCAATTGAAAATCAATTTCAAGATATCGGATACTATAAAGACGAAAAAGGCTATACTCGATTTGGAGTGATTCCTAAATAGATAACACAATAGGTAAAAGCTCGTTGGGATTTATATGATGGGAAAAATGTAAATAGTAATCCTTATTATAGATGAACCATTTAGAAAAACAAATCCTCGATATTATTGAAAAGCGTTATAAACGAAAATATGTCGGAGGTATAACAGTAACAAAACTATTATCGGGGTATAAACTAGTTTTAGATTTAGGAAATCCTGATAAGAGAGTAATACAAATATCTGCTGATTTAAATTCAGAAGAAGATTTTTTAAAATTTATAGAACAAGAACTTATTTCTAGGCAATTAGAAAAAGTTCAATTCTTTAGAGGAATAGTAAATTATCCAGAAGAAGATGAAGAAAGACTTACTTGTACACAAAACTAATTTAGCTATAGCTGAACTCGTTCACGATAAAGAGAAGTTAAGAAAATCATATAACTATTATAATTGTAAACGAGATGAAGAATAGTTTAAATACTTAGAAGAAAACTATGGTATAGGATAGCCTACTAATGTAGAATTTATTCCTTTAATTAGAAAACATGTAGATGCTTTAGTAGGAGAATATTTGGATATTCCTATCCTTCCAAAGGTTTCTTGTAAGGATGAAGAAACAATACATAACATATTTAGAGAAAGGTAGTTAAAAATAGCTACTGAATGTTTTAATTTATTATAGTCGAATCTTAAAAATAATTTATTAAGAGTTCTAGGAAATTAGGATATGACTGATTTAAATATAAAAGAACAACTTGATAAATTGATAGAAGATATAAATGAAAACTTTGTTTCTGAATATGAAATTGCTGGATAGAATGTTATAGAATATATAATTCAATCTAGAAATACAGATCTTATAACTAAGTTAAAACAATTATTAATAGACCTTTTAGTTACAGGATATACTTTTTATAGAGTTATACCTTCTCCTTCTGGATAGAATATTCAAATAGAGTGTTTGAATCCACTAAATACTTTTCCAGATCTTAATTATGATTCTCCTTATATAAAAGATTCTTATAGAATTGTTGTAAGAAAATATTATACTAGAGATGAAATTCTTAATAGATATGGAAAAGAATTAAGTAGAGAAGATATTAAAAAGATAGAAGAACAATGGGAAGACCATTTAGATTATTCTAATTCTGTTTATGTTAGAGGAGTATCCACTTCATGTGGAGTACCTGCTACCGACGGAATAAGAGCTGGAGAAGAAATTACTCCAGGATATCCAGAGCAACATTGGTATCGCTACGACCATAATATAATTCCAGTATATGAAGTAGAATGGATTGAAACAGATAAAGATTTTGTTATGCAAAGATATTCTACCGTTCGTATTGGAGATAACATTTATATTCTTAGAGGCAAAGACGAAAATGTAATTAGAACTAAAGATGCTCCTGATAAATGTTCATTATCAGTAAATGGAGTTTGGTTTAATAATAGAAGTGGAGAACCTTATTCAATGGTTACTGCTTGTATGGTATTACAAGATAAATATGACTTAGCTTGTTTCTATAGAGATAAATTACTTGCAAATAGTGGTTCTGTAGGAGATTGGGTAAATATGCCAACTCTTCCCGCTTTCTTAGGAGATTCGATGCCAGAAAGAATTATGAAATGGCTTGCTTATAAAAAACAAGGCATTGGATTAATTGATACTTCACAAGAAGGATAGCTAAGTACTGGACAAGCTCCTTTAAATACAATGTTTAATGGATTTGATGATACTGTAAAAGCTTAGGCTGTTTAGGCTATTCAATTAGCTATTGATTCCATTGAAGCTACAGCCTCATCAATCACAGGAGTATTTAGAGAAAGATTGAATGGCATCTAGCAAAGAGATGCAGTAACTAATGTTAAAGTCGGCATAAATAATTCATTTACAGTTACTAAACAATGGCACTTCCAAATGGATTTAGTTACTAGAGAAATTCTTTTAGATTCACTTGATTGTGCTAAAATAGTATATAAGAATGGATTAACTGGAGTTTTAATTTTAGGAAAACTTCAAAAGATATTTACAGCTCTTCC